TTCTTTATTAGAGTTAGATGACTTAGCTATACTCTCTAATCTTTTACCAAACTCATCCATTACAGTGATATGAGTTGGTTTATGACGTAGCAAACTATAGACAGCACCACTTGATGTATAACCATCTCCAGCTAGAAGATCGACATGGCCAGAAGCATCTAAGATAGATTCAATGACAGTCTTGGTATTCTCTTTACCCTGTCCAGATTTAGCGATACACATAAAATATAAAGATGAAAAGTTATTCATATCTGATTTATACATACGACCTGCAACAACAGAACCTAGTCCTAAAGCTGATTGCAAGCTAAGTGCTGGCTGAGGTATCTGAGCTATCTTCTCTGAGTATTCGTAGATATCTTTAAGAATACCTGGAGGAGAATATAGATTAGCTGGTTGCTTTATAACTCTATTCTTAGAAGTATAGGCTGGGGCAGCTTGGTTCTTACGCTCATGCGTCTTCATAATAGAGTTAACTGTTGTAGCTATCTCTGAGTCAGATAAAGGTGGTTTGTTACTTCTATTCCAAGACTGTAAAAAGAACTGCGCAAAGTCTACGTTTAATCCTTTAGCAATCAAATAGCCTGCTAACCTAGCTGCGGTGTCGTTACGACTTCCCTCTGCTGCTGCTTCAAGAGATAGAGGTGTTGATATAGGTTGGCCATTTATCTTGTCTGCGCCTGTTACCTTAATCCAATCTGCACGGGTGAAATCTGGTAGATCACCTGTATCGTGTAGCTTCCAATCTGGTATTGTCTGAGGTTCATAAATGACGCCAGTAGCATGAATATTGTAGGGTGCAATAATCAAACCACCGACGCCCCTTATATCAATAAGCTTGTCTGGGTCATAATCTGCGACCCTTCGAGCGACATAAGTTGTAAAATTTTCTGGATTGTTATAGTAATAGTGCATACCTTTACCAGTAGCTACCTTTAGAGGGGTAACAGGTAAATTATTAGCAGCCCATATAACTGCCTCTGGGGTATCTGCATCTATAACAAGGAACTTACCAGTTACCAAGGCTACGACTAAATCGTCACGACCTTTAAACCATCTTGTTATTTCTTCTGTTGTTGGTTGTTCGTTCTTAAATCTCTGCCAACTACCAAGTTCTCTAGGCGGAACTTTGTTGTGACGAAGGAGTGGAACTACACTAAAGCCTGATTCTGCATAGGCAAGCGCTAAATCCAACGCAGAGTCTTCTGCTGTTGCTTTGACGTTGAACACTTCTGTTATTCTTCAAATGTAGTTTCAAGTGGTCCATAGATAGATTCAAAGTCTAGCTTGCCATCTGCTGCTTTGATAATCTTCTTAGCCTGTTTTATAGAAGGTTGACGCCTTCCATATCTCCAAGATGATGCTGTTGATTCTGAGCATTCAAATAATTTTGCTGCTCCCGCGTTGCCTATATAGGCTATATAATCTTTTAAACTTATACGTTTCACTTCTCTCTCCTTGTATTCTGGTTCTAGTTTGTTATTGTACAAAGGTTCTAATTCTTTATTGCACAACTCCTTGAGCCTGTATAGATAATTTACTTTCCATTGATTCTTATTGACTTCACTCATTGTTCTTTTTGTAATAAATTTATTTTGAACTAAAAGTATACAGACGAAAATTTGTTCTGTATACTAATATTTTATCTTTAGGAGAAAGTAAAATGAGCGATATTATAAGTCGTATAAAAAGTCCCAGTGATTTAGTCGAATTGCAGGGCGCTAAACTTTTGGTTTATGGTGTTTCAGGAGTTGGTAAAACATCTCTTTGTCAGACTGTTCCAGGAAAAACTCTTGTTGTTAGTATGGAAGCTGGACTTCTATCTATTAAGGACGCTACTAATGTGACTGCTATTGAAGTCAAAGAAGCTGCTGAGATAGAAGAGATTGCACAGCTACTAGAAAGTGGCACGTTAGACTACGATACTGTTTGTTTAGACAGCGTGACAGAAATGTCAGAGATTGTTTTAGCAAATGAGTTAAAGAAAAGTAAAGACCCTAGAAAAGCGTACGGAGAAGTTATTCAGATAATGACTAAAACTATGCGTAGATTTAGAGACTTACCTATTCATGTTGTGTTTATTGCTAAACAGCAAGAAGTACGAGATGACGCAACAGGTTCGTTGCACTATCAGCCAATGATGGTTGGTACTAAACTGCCTACACAAATTCCTTATTTCTTTGATGAAGTCTTATGTTTAAGAACATTTGATGTTGAAGATGATAAGGGAAAGAAGTCAACCGAACGTTGGTTGCAAACAAATCTTGGCGCTAATTATATCGCTAAGGACAGGAGTGGAAAGTTAGATACCCTTGAGGAACCTAACTTGACGCATATTATTAATAAGTTAGGATTTAAAGGAGAAGCTAATGTCTGACTTTGATGGAATTGATTTTACAAACGTAGAATCTGAGCGAGAGGAATCATCCTCTTTTATACCGAAAGGTGATTATAATTGTATTATTAGTGAATGCGTACCACACGTATCTGCTTCTGGTAACAAGAGCATCAAGCTAGTAGTTAAGGTTCATAACGAACCTAAATTTAATGGTTGGATGATTAGAAAATACTTTAGTCTTTGGTACACGAATGACGACAGCGAGAAACAAGAGTTGGTTAGAGGCTATGCAGCTTCAGACTTTAAACGTTTGTTAACTGCTTGTGGTCTTCAAACACCACCAGAAGATGCGAATAAGTTAGAGGGTAAAGTAATGGTCTGTACTATTTCTGAAAAAGATAATAGTGAGAACGAGAACCCTGCATATAGAGAGACATCTAACGAAGTTGTGGCGTTTAGAACTCCTAAAGGTGATGGCATAGCTCCTCTGAAGAAAGCTGATGTACCACCAAGCATGGCCCAAGAAGATAGCGGAGAATCTTCTAAGCCGTCTTTATAGAATAATAGGCTCCGCTAGGGGTCTTCAGGGTGAAATGTACTCCATAAAAATACACCTCACATCCCAACCTAGCACCTTTTAGGAGATATTATGAATTGTTGGTCTTGTAAAGAAAAACTTATCTGGGGCGGCGATCATGCAGGAGAAGATTATGACAATGAGGATTATGAAATTGTAACTAATCTATCTTGCCCAGAATGCGATGCCTTAGTAATGGTATATCATCAACCAGTAGAAAAGAAATGAAACCACAGTCAGCAAAACAAAAAGGTCGTAAACTCCAACAATGGGTTAGAGACAAACTTATAGAATTATTAGACATACACCCAGAGAATGTTAAATCAACATCTATGGGAGCTGGTGGAGAAGATGTTATTCTCTCTAAAGAAGCGAGAGATGCTTTTCCTTACTCTATTGAGTGTAAGAACCAGGAAGCTTTAAATATATGGAAGGCTTATGATCAAGCATCTGCAAACTGCGGAGTGCATCAACCTTTAGTTATTATTAAAAGGAATAGGTCTAAGACTCTAGCTGTTGTAGAGGCCGAGTATTTTATTAATCTTCATAAAGACTAATTAGTTTCTATTGCTTTTTGTGTTTTATAATGGTTTCTACTAGTCTATTGTGGTACCAACCCGCTTTAAGTAGGCCTTCTAGATCATCTTTCTTTTCATACCGCCACATGTACTTTAATATATTACCTTTACAATAACCTTTAAAAGCTTCTGGAGTCATACTGGCTTCTATTGCATCAATACATTCTATGTCGCCATCTTTATAATGATTTGGATTTACTGGGTCATTCATGTCTTGTCCTTGTACTCTTCTCGTAGTTCTGGAAACTCAGATAGGTAGCGAGTCAGTATATGTTTGTTCTCTCCATTCTCTAACAGCAGGGTTAGCATATCTCTCAGAGCCATCATATTATCTAGAGCAATATCTCTTTTGATCTCAGCTATGATCTCATTAATGAGTTCATTCATTTGGTTTATAGTCCTCAGCTTGTTTCATTTGTCTTTTTAATTCTTGGATTCCTATGTAGATTTTATCAAACGAAGAGTTTTGCATAGTCACATCTTTTTCTATCCAGTCTCTAATCATTTTTGGTGATACATTCAAAGCATTACCCAGAGATGTAATATTAAAACCTCGTGATTCAATTAAATATTTCATATACTTGTTTATCTTAATCTGCTCTATTTCTTTAATCATTAGGTTTATAGTCCTCTGCTTCTTTAATTTGCTTCATAAAGTCCTGTAGTCTTGGGT